ACTATAGCCATTTGTGGTCTTTTCAATAATCACACCACTGTAGACTAGTTTGTCAACAGGCGTCGATTTATACAAATGTACATTATAATTTTCATTTGGTACAATAATACTATCATTTGTACTGGTCGGTGAACTTTGTTCTGCTAAAATTTGTAGATATTTTTGATCACTAAATCCGGCCAGTTTATATGCAAGATTAATTTGATAATGTGATATCAGCGGAGTAATAACAGTAGCAGGATCTACACCTTGATGTATTAAAAAGTCAGCAATCCAGTTTATATAACCGGCGGTTCTAACCACAGTGCCAGCTGATGTGTCACCATTGAATGTCAGTGATGTTTGTTTAATGTGATCATTGGTATCAGTTACATATTGCTCCAACATAGTATTTTTTGAATAACGTGACACATCCATTAATAGACTAAAATACTTGGCTGGTTTAGCCAATGCCAGTGCTTGTTGTACAGCAAACGCAAAGTCACTGCTGTGGCGCCACGCTGTTTCGACCGGTCCCTGTTGTCCTACTGCCCATGCAGTTGCCGCATGAGTAGCATTAAATGATGCAGTCATTATTGCTGCCGGACTTAATAAAAATCCGTTTGCATCAACTGGTATAACTTCTGACAATCCAGGGCGTGCAAAGGTTGTATCTATACCTGCGCGAGTACCTTGTTTAATCAATCCAGCTTCTAGGTCGTCCCATAGTAATTTATTGCCGCCAGTATAAGGTGCAGGACCGTATTCTTCTACCCACCATGATGGCATGGTAGAGAAACCCAACATCTCCCACGGAGTTAAATGCGGACGTAATGTATCATAGAAATATTGATAGCATGCTCTCCAACTACCTGGTAATGCTTCACTATCAATTCGATCCACAAAACGGCTGTAATTCCATGTAAAGGGATCATTGCTGTCAAATGTGTCGTTGACTGTGAAATCAATTTTATTATTGCCTATCCATATAAGGAAATTCTTAGACGTTAATTGATTTATTTCATTTATCGAATAATCATTATTTCTAAATTTACCCGGCATTACGTTATAAATGTCTTGATAGCTACCGATATCACGCAGCGTGATGTTATTGTATATACGTTTTTCTAACTCTAATAAAAATTCATCTCTATAATCATCAAATGCTGGTGTTATGCTACCGTCGTGGCCGCGAATAACATTAATGGATGTACGATAGGTATCGTCTAAAAAGATCTCAGGAATAAATTTAGGATATAACCCTAACTTAGTTGGAGTTTCTGGTACATAAGATCCATTAGTATCTGCATATTCTACAATTTTAACATTGTCATCAACTTCCAAAGTAACAGTGTCGGTAAACGTTATTGCTGGACGATCTGTATCAAATGTATAATCTATATCTATTATTAACTGTACATCATTTAAATAAACAAGTACTGCTTTATTACTTAATGCACGGGCATCGAATGTTGTAGTAATTTCATATGAACGAACCAATGGGTCAAATATTGTATAGCCCACGCCATTGACAATATTTTTTAATGTACCATACGGTATCATGTCACTGTAATACCAAGGGAACGTACTGTTTTTAATCTTATTAATTTCGGTTATGATTAAATCAACACTGGCCACAGGATCAGTCGGTTGTATGCCAGACAAAGTTACACTTAACTCTAAAAATTTATTTTTAAATCTAGCATATTCTTGCTGTGCGTAACGAACGGCGTCAATAAAGTTTGTGCTGTCATTTACTAAAAATAATGCTGCATTCGATAAAGGTGCACTGTGTTGTAATATGGTGCCGCCTTGTGATTTAATCTCAATATCTCTAAGATTACTATCACTGAGTACATCACCCACTAACTCTGTACTATTTTGACTTAGTTCCACTAGGTGATTTCTGATTTGACCCAATGTCAATGTTGATAAATCAGTATTTTGTGCATTGAGCTCTAGATTTTTTGGTATCTGGTATTGCCCAAGCGCACTTACTTCATTACTATAGACTAGAATGTCGATCTTATCACCTATAGTAGGTGCAGTGGATAATGTCAATGCTCCATTTGTTAAAGTCCATTGAGATGTTTTTAAGAATACATTATTTTTATAAACTTTAACATATGGTATCGTAACTGCATCTGGTACAGTGACATCAATTTTAAATGGACTATTAATACCATCGTATACATAGGTAATCAATTGATATTGATTATTTTTTTCAGTAACTGTATTCCAATTATTTTTTGGTAGTGATGTGTATCTATCTACTATTTGATGTAGGAACCCTGTGGCAATTCGTTCAGTAAGTTGAGTTTGATTAGCTACATAACTAAACGTATCAGTATCAAAGTAATTGATGAATTCAATATTTCCCTGAGTTTGGAATGATGTGTAAGTCAGCGGAAAGGCCAATACTGAATCAGAAATAGTGCCGGTACTTGATCTGTTGTAGCCAAATAATCGTGTGCCGGTAAACGTACTCAACGGATAAAGCGAAAAACTCTGTTCAGCACTATCGTACATGTCAAATAACGGATCTTGTTGTAGGCTAGTTTTTTGCTGACTAGCTATCCAAGTATCACCATTGTACCACCACTGAGTGCCTTTGTAAACACCATCAGTTATAACTACAGAATCGTAAGTTTCAACTGCACCATCGGCAGCTGGATTTAAATTTATATATTTGGGCCCAGTTAATAATCCTTCACCATCAATTGCAGTTTGCACTAAATTAAGTACAAAAATTTTATTACGAACCAACGGATCAACATCGTTGGCAAATATAACTCGCATGCCATCAAATAATGTGACTCCAAACGCTACAGAAAATACCTGTCCATTCAAATTATTAAATGCATCTTGTGTTGTAGTATCTAATATATCAACTGGTGCTTTTCCAATCCTGCCGTAATTGAACAATTGCAGGTCTGATTCAAACTGTACAATTGGACGACGTGCGCGAAGGTCTTGGTCAAATATATATTGTTCATTGTTATAGGTAGCAGTGGCAGTGATTATATCTCGATGGAACCATCGATTATTTCTCGACCATGCATTTAAATCTACACTAGCTCTGTTAATGGTAATATATTCTGGATACACAGTGTCTCGACGTGTATTGATTACTGATGTTCCGCTGGCAATGCCTGTTCCAGTTATAGCCGATCCATTTACTATTGAAGATACATCGCTCAATGTAACAATGTACAAAGATCCAACTGTAACTTCATAATATACTTCAACTTCAATAGTGCCAATGTTAATAACAGTACCTGCAGGGATTACATCTGTAGTAACTGCACTTAAACTAATTCTATTCAATGGATAATTAGTGATAATCTCATCATTGTAGGGTTCAGGTGTAACTAATAATGTTGTATCAACTAATTGTATGCCTGTAGCAGACCCTACTCCTTCTACATAATATTCCTTATCCTGATATGTTGCTGGGATAGCATCAGTACCAAATCTTATTTTCAATCCGCTAGTAAATACCACTCCATTGGGACTGGTGTATGTAGTTTTTCCTAAAATATCATTTTCAACATCTATAGACCAGCCAGCGATATCAACTAGTTTAATTGTACCATAGATAGACGGATTGTTACCATCTTGAAAGTACAAAGTATCTTGTATACTTGATATCACAGGAACAACATGAAAAAATCCATCATAATCTTTAAAGAATTCTTTATTGGCATTAACTACACCAGATCTGATATAGACCTTTTCGTTGATTTGTACATCTTGTACACAGGCCAATCGAATTAATGGATCGTTGATATCACCACTGTCTGCAAATTGTACACGCCAAACTCCGTAACGTTGTGCCTCGGGTATTACCTCGCCGGCATTATAGCCAGACACAATATCACCGTTGCCATCGTAAACATTAGGTACAGTCCATGCTTCTTCACCACGGTTTGTTAATAAATTTTGATCAATGAATATTGCAGTTTTACCGTTGAGTTGAGTAGCAACACCTGCATAGCCTGGAAACGCAGCAAGGAATTGACTAACAGTATGATTTTGTATATCAGCATAGGCAAGAGGCACTGCGTACTCTACGTTGGCCACTACATTCATTAACACATATCTGTCTTGGGCACTTGCCTGCGGCACATTAAATGTAATTGTACCCGAGTCTGCACCGTTGTTAATAACTCCGAATACATCACGTGTACTAACTGTCGGAGTTGCATTTACTAGACCATCTACACCTAATTCAGTTTGTATCCAGAATTGATTACCCAATTGATCAACTTCAAATGTGTATCGGCCACCACGTGCTAGAGTAAGAGTATTTTTTGTCGGGCTAGTAGATGTAAACTCGTAACGAGACGAACTTACATTACGAACAACATTATAGGTTTTTTCTAAATCAACTCCGCTGGTGTTAACATCAACAGCGTTTGGACCATCTGCAAGCCAGTAGTATTGACTAAAATTAATAAATTTATCAAATGATATTTGTGGGTCAAAGCTATAATATTCGTCGTCAAATAATCTATCATGGTTTGCAGTTAGCCCACCATAATATTCAATTTTGTTTAACAGATCAGTATAACTGGCAAAAAATGTAATTTCTTGTCGATCATTGCGAACAACAATACCTGGTTCAAGTTGATACTTTTGTCTTTCAGCTGAATTTTCGATTACATAGCTGTCTTTACTTTTATAAGTTGGAGCAAATGTTCTTCCGATATAGCCGTGTATATTTCTTAAATTTGGCTCAGTTACTAACTGATCCATTGTTGCCGACAAAAACTTATTGTTAGTATCGGTTTGAAATATGGTAGGAAGAAAATTTGAAGTCTTTTTTGTCGCCATGTCGTTATAATCTCAAGTGTTATATAGTATTTAAGCCAATACAGTTTGGTTGATTTGCGCTGCGGTGATTGCACTAATAATCTGTACATTGTCCACAGTTGCAGCACTTACAATAATTTCATTATAGTTTGCATTGATTTGTAGTAGGCTACCGAATGTGCCAGTTTCACTCGATGGAACAATAGTGATACTTGCAATATTAGGTGCAAGCACACTATGCAGGTACGCACTCAATTCACTGAAGTAGAATGTTTCACCAAAGTCCCAGTTAGCTACATCAAAGTAACTGTTAATTGCATCAATGACTTTAGTTTTAATATCATTATCACTGACCACTATACTTGTATTTTTTACCACTTTAAATGTTGCCTGTAATGAAATTGCTGCTTTGGCGCCAAATATTGGTTTAAATTTAGCAGGGTTATAAATGATAGTATCTGTTAAATTTTTATAATTTTCCAAACTACTAAACTCTGTACTCAATGCATCAACGGTTGGAGCCGTTGGCTCAGCGACTACACCTGTAGTATCCTGTATCCATGCAGTATAATCAGTGGCGTATTGTTTTGTTAATAGATACAAGTCAATAATATTATTTGGGCTTGGATCGATACGACGATAGTTAGGGCTATTATGACGATATTGGAAATATATATCTTGACGACCAACTTTAGCAGTATATCCGGTTACCTCAGATAATACGTAGGTTGCATCAGACTGATAAAATTTATTCTCAGCTGCAATATAAAATAATTGTCCAATAGGCCAAGTTTGACTAACTGCCTGCGCTGCTATCAGGGTTGCATAAGAGGAATTGATAAGATCGTTGCTGACAAGCGTTTGTGTAACAAAATTATCATATCCATAGGTTGCTTGAAAGTATACATATTTGCTATTGCTATCAACATCCGGGCTAACAATTAATTCAAACAATTCTGGATTATCTAATATACCATTGGTATCTATATCAGAAAACGTAACTAATATTTTATTAGGATTTTCGTAACCATCAACTTCAATAATATTTTTATAAATGTACCATGTATAATCCAATGCTAGAGGATTTGAATCATCGGGATTGGCGTTTACCTTTAATACTTTAATGTTATCATGTACAGTAAGACCTGTTTTAGGGTCAAACACTTTAACTGTATTGTCAAAGTAGAAATTAGTTTCTTTTACACTTTCAAATACATAATTAAGTCCACGATATAGCACAGTGTAAGTTTGTCCTACTGTTTTAAAACGGATCAACCAACTAGCATCTAAAGCGGCGCCACTGGTATTTCCTGCATCAGTTAGACTAAAATCACCTGTGTTTAAATTACTAGGTAATATTAATTTCCATGATGTAGTGTCAATATCATAACGCAGACCAAAATCTTGATATGACTGTACATAACCTACTATGCTATCCACTAGCGCAGTTGAAAATTCAGTATTTAACACCGCATATACTGCAACAGCTATAGCACCATCGGGCACTTGTTCGCCCAGGATAATCGGACCAGAGCCATTGGCTAAATTACCCAGGCCCCCATTGGTTCCATCACCAACAATCTGTTGAACTGATGCATATATAAAATATTTGTCGCCTGGCTTGCTCGGAGTATCATTATATACAATAGTATTTCGTGAATCAAAATAGTTGCCAGTGCCTGCTGAGAATTTAATTATAGAACTTTGTTTTATGTATTTGTTATTATTAGCAACTACATCACCAACTTGTAATATGATGTCTGATGCATTAACTAGATAACCAGTCGATCCGTTGGCCACTGTTGTTGAATAATGCCACTGTGTGTCACTGATAACGATAGTAGGATATTTACTATAGAAAAAATGTAGTGTTTCTTGTGCTGACGCCACGGGTTTCACTTTGTTATAGATTGCTTTGTAAATATCATTCTTTGTGTTATAATCAAAGGAAAACGTACCTACAAACGGATCACGATATAATACACCGTCATCTGCAAAGATGTTAGTACTTGAATATTTTCCAGTTGTATCAATAACATCTAAGTAACGACTAATACCAGAACTTGTACGGTTAACTGCTTTAACTTTAAGTATGTTACTGAACAATGTGTAAGGTAAGATGTTGTAATCTTCGCCTGTTACCATACGATCTTGTGTATAGTATTGTTGAGGTGCTTTCTGACGTATTTCTTCCAGCGATTCACGTGAGCTAGCATTAGCCACAGTGTAGCGCAGGCTAGCACGAATAGTCAAGGTTTCAACTCTGCCACTACGGCTTGTATAATTAACTGGTACAACTATTCCCTGCATTTCATCTGGGGTGATTTTATAATCAGCACCATTACTCACACGGTAGTACAGTCTATAATTGCCCTGTGGAATGTTAGCAAAGGCACCATCACCAAATACTAGATCAATTTGATCACTGGCTCTAGTGTTGACTTGGAATATAGATTTATTAGTACTTTTATTATAGATAACATTGGTGTTGTTTACTGCTGGAACCTGTGTCCATAAGGCATTTGGCAAGCCCTGTGCATTTAAACTGTATAACCATATATCAGTGTTATTGATATTGTCAACATTGACACTATACACACGATTTGGTGTACTTTCTTGGAATGTAAAATCAAGTGATTTTAATTCGCCCTGTTTGAAGTAGGTAAAGAATCCAGTATTTGCACTGGTATTGCCCAAGTTATCATTTTTGTAAAGTAAATTAAATGGTTGATTTTGACGAGGTGCACTTTCGTATATATAAGTTTTACCGGCACTTGTTGGGCTAGTCATTTCAAACTTAGTAGTTGTGCCTTCAATTTTAGTTGTAAAACTGTAGGTTGCAATGATGCTTGATACTAAATTTATCTGATATTCGTCATTGATTATACCATTAATCAATTGACTGTTGCTAGGTTTACCTATAGATTGAGCTGACATTAATCCTGCATTGATCACCGCGGTAAATTGCTCGTACCAATTGTCATTGGCTGAGTCTGCCCACGAAATTACTAAACCGGATAAATTAATACCGTTACTGTCGTAGACAGTTTCAGTTGTACTTACACTGTCAACTTTTAAAAGTCCGCTAGCAGGAATATTACGTTTAGGATTATAAGAAATTAGTTTAGCAAGTTTAAGAATACTGTCACGACGTTGTGCAGTGTCCATAAAGTTTTCACGAGCATTTAAATCGCCGCGGAATGCTAGACTTTGTCCTAAGAATGCAATTAAATCTATTAGAGCAATGAACTCACTTGATTCAATAAAGTCATTGAAATCTTCCGGATAGTATAAGCGCAAATAATCAATCATCGACTTACGAAGTGTTTCATAATCGTAGCTTTGGAAGTCTGCATTGCGGAAAGTTTGATAGACGCGAGTCCAATCTTCAGCAACTAATAAACCGGTTTGTCTTGTGGTAATAGCCATACTAATTTCCTGTTATAATGTATTTATTTAAGGAAAAAAGTACGTAGTTTATTAGTTTGCGGTAAGTGTTCTGCTTTGATTGTTGAATCTTAGATTCATTAGATTTGTTTGATTTGTCTGTAGATAGCGTAGTTCAAGTTCGATTTGAATGCCTGTTTCATACTCAGTAACAATAACATTATCGATCGACACACGTGGGTCATAGGCAGCAATTGCTTTAATGTCGGCTATGATAGCACTTTTAAGTTCAGGAGTAAACGGATCATATAAGACGTTCCATATAATAGTGCCAAAATTAGGATTCATCAGCTTCTCACCTTTGCGGATTTGAAAGTGATTGATTAAATCTTGTTTAATTAACTCAAAGTCAGTTAGACGAAACTTTTTATTTCTGCCTACTGTTGAGAAACCTTTATATAAAATAGCCATAATAATATTTATCCTAGGGTTATGTGGATTTAATTGGTTGATCTAGTGTGGCCATTTTTGGTCCTAGTACTGCAACAGCATATTTGCCTTTGGCAAAATAATTGTCGCCGGTAGTACCAAAAGCATCTGTTTTACCACTACCGCCGCGCCATTGTTTAGCACCGCCAGCGCCTAGTAGGTGACTTACTGCTAATAATCCCGCTACATCTTCGAGAGGAGTATCTTTAGTCACAGTACCAATATTACATAATGTTTTGTAGTTGCGTTTGGTATAAGCACACATCTCAGCTTCTTGTATGGCTGGACTGTTTAGGAATTTTTCTAAGCTATCAATGCCGTCTTTGCCAATCCAGTTATTTGGGTTGCGTAACTGTGCATTACTACCGCAGGACATTTTAACATGTTTGGCATCCTGTAATGCAGGATATCCAAATTGATATTTCCCCACGAACCCGATACTATTGATACATCGATATCCGCTTTCACCGTTTGCTTGTCCACCACGTCCGGGAGATCCGCTTTCGCTTTTACCTATAACTGCATAGTACGCTGTCATTTGTGCAGAAGTTAGACCGCCAATTGAACAGTCAGTGGTAGGTTGATTTCGTAGATCAACTTCGGTGGCTGGATTTTTAACTCCTATGCCGGCGGCTGTTTTAGTTGCATCAGTCTTACCTGTATATGTTTCAGCAGGTTGTTGTCCAATTGATTCTGCCGCTGCAAACGGCAACGGCGCACTTCGTCTATATGGTTCGTGCGTAGGAGCAACTGTGACTATCGAAGATAAACTACCGGTGCTGGTATATAAGCCAACTGTTGAATTAAGTACCACATCCGACAAATTATTAATTTGTATTTCTTTTGGCTTATTAACTGACTGTGCGCCGCCGCTGTTTTGTTTTATCAATTCACCAGTGTGAGCAATATCTCCGGCTGCCTTCATTGATATACTTGCGGCGTCGATGTTAACAGGTGAATCACTTTGTAGTCCTATAGTACCGTTCGCTCCAACAGTAACTACTCCAGTAGACAACATGTTAAAACTACCACAGTCAATTTGAAATTTACTGCCTGATTTCATGTTTATTTTATTAGCGGCATTAAGGTTTATATTATTGTCTGAATGTAAATTAATAGACCCTTCACTTCTTACATTAAACCCATTATTTGTATAGATATTGACCGCACCGTCTTTAGTTAATTCGACCCAGCTTGTACCATCACTATGCGAGATATACAAAGTATTGTCAGTCGCAGTGTCATTCATCATTATCTGATGACCACCAGCAGTACGCAATCTTACTAATTGATTTTCACCCGTTACAGCACCGTCATCCATGACAAACGTGTGGCCGCCTACACGAGTTGAAAAACGATAATCGTCTTCAGTTAAGGTTCCGGCTTTTTGTTTGGCAAGATATGCTTCGCGATTATTAGCCGGATCATCTGCATACGGTCGGCCAGGTGTGCTAATACCAAAAACATTACTGGGGCTCTCACGTTGGCTACTACTGGTAATTGTGCCGCGAGCAGTATCTCTATCTAACCCTTGTGTTTTTAATATACTATATTGTTGTTCATGTATTGGTTTAGGATTGTCAATAAAGTTTGGATTTGATCTAGCTGTAAGATCATTTTCGTTATACTCTGCTACTGGAGCAGTAATCCCATTTTGATATGATTTTTTAGTATCTGCCGATGCGCCCGATGTATCAATCTTATTACTGCTGGCTAAACCAGGCATCATGTGTCTACTGACATGCGAGTTAACACAGGCAATAAAATATCCACGTAACGGGTCACCTGCGATGAATATTACGATTACTTCAACACCGATGTCAGGTGGCACCATCCACATACCGTAGGTATGTGGAACATTTACAAATTTATTATCACTATTGGGTTTGTTTGCATATTTTGATGCGATATCAGTTGTGCCCATAAACGGACTAGCATAGCTAACTGTGCGCCAATTTGATGGTGCATCTGGGTCGCCACCTAAATCCGGAACCCATACTTGTAGTCGGCCGGCACGTGTTGGGTCAAGATTGTTTTTAACAATACCAATGTATGGGTGCGGGTCAACTCTAGTGGCGGCAGCATCTTCTCTGCGCAGATGCTTAACTACTTTACTACCGACTCTGTGATCTATTGCCATTTATTACTTTCCTTATTTTTGATTAAGCCGCTCTTGTATATGCATCTAATGCGTTAACGTATGCAGTTTGTGCGGCTTTATTGGCTGCATCTAAAGGTGCATACTTAGCTTGTGCAGTTGCTAACTGATTCTGTGCTAGAGCCAAGGATTGTTGATTATTAGCAATTAATGGGTCAGCTTCGGCTTGTGTTAATACTCCCCGTGCTACTCTGTCGGGATATCTATCAAGGTTAGCACGTATAGTCTCAATTCTAGATTCAATTTGCGCAACTGCATCTAACGCAGCATTTGCTGCAGATTGTGCCTGATCTCTTGCGGCTCTGGCTTGATCTGATGTAGCTTTTAATGCTAATTTCTCTGCACTTGGTGGAACTGGGCTCGGTATTGCTACTGGTTCTGTTTGTGTAGTTATTGCAGTCTCTGGTGCAGTTGCGTCAACTTTGGCTAACGCCTTTTCTTCAGCAGTTTGCACTGGTGGTGTAGTATCTTCGACTGGTGCACTACCCGGTGCTTTATCATCACCGGTTGTTGTTGCAGTAGATGCAACATTAGCCGCGGCTACATCGGTTGGTGCCGGAGTTACTGCTTCAACTTCACGTTCTTTATTAGCAGTTTTTGAGGGATATTTTGGTTCAAGTGATGTTTGTCGAGGTAAGCGTACCACATCCAATGTTTGTTCAAATTTTCCGCCGGTGAATGTGCTTTCAACAGTTAATATGCGATACATTCCTGAAAATAAACTCGTTGAATATTTAGAATCAAACTTCATCAACCCGGTTGCTTCATCTATATCGCTTGGACTTTTAACTGTTATCTGTACATAGATTTCACCTTGGTCCATACGTAGACTACCATTGGCAATTAATCGAGGTTCTATTCCTGTTCCATCAACTTGATCCGACAATACAGTCATTTCTGGTGGATAAAAAACATCATCTTGTTTAATATACTGTGGGTCGCCAATTATTTTTAATTTTGCCTGAAGCATATCGCCACCGGCTGTTGTATACAATGATGCTTCTATATCAGCTAGTGCAATTGCTTCAACTGTTACAGCGCCGCCTGTTGATTGTTGTTGTGAATTTAGTACAATCTTTTTCTTGCCCTGAGGCATTACTGCATTAGCATCTCTCGACTCCGGCGTAATTTTTGCATTAGTAGTTTCATCTATTAATAGATTCTGTGTCTTAGATAAGTTTTCTCTATATGCCGTAACGGCAGTATAATACAGTGCATTAAATTCAACATTAAAATCAAGTACATCATTGTTTTTTCCAGTGTACCAATAGTTATGTAGTTTACACGGTTCAGTCCACGTTCCCTGCGGTCCTTCACGTGTTTTTGTATTGTATACTGTATACGGAAGTATATGATAGGTAATTTCACGAGCCCATGTTTCTTGTGTTATATTATATTCACCTAACTTTATGGTCGGCACAACCTTATACCATTTCAGCGGCTCATCGGCCTGTGATTCAAGATATTTTTTATATTCTGCATCGTCTTTAAATTTTGAAACTGGTTGTACTTGTCCTTGTAAGTACTTGGTATGACGCATTGCAAAGGCAATAACTTGATCTATACTTGTACCTGTATTAATTGCAAATACCCGCATACCATGATCCAAATTTCCAGGAGTGCCCCTAATAGACATTCCGTTTTCTTCGCTGGCCATGGGTGTTTGTGCTGTACTTAATGTTTCAATGTTAAGATTAAATTGAGTGCCACCATCTTTAATAATGTCTGGGTGAACTTTAAAGTAGTATTTGTCAGCAACTGTTGTTTTTTCTCTAGCGGCGAGATCTGCATAATATGCACTAATAGCGCCACCATATGATTTTACTTTATAGAATGCATCTTTGCCTCTAATAGAATTAGTAGATTCTGCACTTGCATTTCCTATAGCAGTTAACGGAACAACTTCGCCTGTTCCTCCCCTGACTGTTAGAAGTCCGTTGGCACCCTGTTGAAATTGACCGTTTTTGCCAATTAATCCTTCGCGTTCTTTTTTTGCGTCAGCAAATGCTGTTTCCTCGACAGTGCTTTGTAAGAAACTTTCAAGCGTGCCAGCTGTTATTTCAAAGTTTGCTGGCGTAGTAACTGTTGATAGATCATAGGCTGAATGACTATATGGGCATGCTTCCATTTGATATTCTGCACCTTTTGCAGATGCTTTTATATCCATTTTTAAAATACGAATAGGTATACGTTTTGTTTGATCGGGGATAATCCCAACAATCTCACCAGCGTCGTTCATGCCAAAGAAATCAATCTGTAATAGATATGGCTGTGCTATATAGTTCAACGAACCAATATCAGCACTAAGGTCAAGAATTCGATTTAATAAGGTAACCCCGTATGGTTCAATAATAGTAAATGTAAAATTAATTGCATTAGTTGAACGTGAACGATCGTTAAGGCCAATTACCGTAGTCATATTAAGATTGTCAAAGTAAAAATCTTCAGCAAAGAATGGTGCACGTTTAAACATTGATGCACCTTCGTCGATGTTATATCTGCCTGCACTGGCTATGATAACGCGATTTGATTGGTAATTTTTAACATCGCTAACAATATCATTATATTCTTTAACTGTTAGTAATGCTAAACTTATTCCGTAGGTATAAGACGGGTAGGCTAGTAACGGATTAGGTATAGGAGCTTTTTTCTTTTTATTATTTGCTGTAGTTGCTTTTGTTGATTCACCACTTGTAACTTCTGATGCAGTTGATGTAGTAGCATCAGCAACGGTTGCCGGTGACGTATTTGCTATTCTTGCATCTTCAGTTTTTGAAACTGCGGGCACTCTTGATAGTGCTGCATTTTGTTGTGCCCTTAGTTTTTCGAATTCGTTCTGAAATTGTGTCTGCGTTATCTTCCCGCTTTTTAGATCATTTGCTAGTTTGACTTGATATTGTGTGTATTGCTGATTAATCTGCGCTGCTGATCCTGCAGGCGCAGGTGGTGTAGATGCTAATTTATTTGTTACTGTATCTTGTGTCGGAGCTTGTTCTTTTAACAATTGTGCATTTATTTTTGCGATTCCGGCTTGAAATTGTGCTTGCGTTATAGTGCCAGCAGACAAATCATTTACTAATTTAAGTTGAGCTTGCTGAGCTATTTCAGCTTTTGTAAGTGCCATTTACTATAATCCTAATGCCGCAATGATTGTTTCTTTTTTAGGAATGAATATTGTTGTACCTGGCAGGAAATCAAATACCGGGTCCTGTATTGTGTTTGGATTGCGCATAGCAAACACCCACCACAAGGCACTGTCACCATACAGGTCATATGCCAGCAAGTCTGGACGATATTTGTAGGTTGCAGCAATTCTATATACTACATCGGCAGCCAATGCCGGTATATCTCTAAATGTTGTGACATCTAAAAAGAATCCATACGAGTCTGTTTTGCTATATGGACTTGTTTGACTATAGGTAACCGCTGACATTATAGGAATCCTCCTGTAGTAGCAGTTTGTATTAGTCTGCCTGCGGCAAATGCATCAAGATTAAAGTTATCGTGCAGATTTTTACGACTGTATATTGGTTTCAATGTAATTGATATCGTACTTACTGCTGGCACCCTTGTCGACGATGTTACTGTCTTGTAAGATGATACAGTCGATTCAGCAGTGGCTTTTTTACTACCCCACTGTGGTGCAAATTGCATGCCTTGATTATCAAGTTGATTCACTACACTCATAGGAGTCGAAGGAGTAACAGTTGACTCTGTTAATGTAGTTGTTGTTACTGGAATTTGTATATAATCAACTTCGTTTGGCATAGTGTGTGTAAAGTTAGTTATCACACAAGGCACATGTGGGAAATAGTGACTACCGTATCCATCCAAGAATACAATTGGCGGTGGATTACCTGCATTTGCTCCACTACCAAAGAACATTTTAGTAGCTGATCTAAAAAAGTAGATAGCCGCTAGTAAATATTTTCCTTCATCGATGCCTTGTACAGTAAATTCTCCACCGATAGTAATGTCACTTACTTCACTGTTGGTGTAAAATTGTTGTGAATAATTACTGTGTACTGGAGTAGTTGGACTGTAATTAGCTACATGCGATACTGTTATAGTCGGTGTATACGGAAATATAACTCCGTTAGTTTCTCTTAACGGAGCCATAAGATTATTAGGACTTGCGCCACTTGCTTTGTAAAAGATAGTTGCTTTGTCTGCTAAACTTATGCGTACTCGCCAGTCATCATCCGATGCGGCACCGCTAGAACTAGCATTTGTATCTTGTATGGCTATTGAAGGATCACTTTTTGTTGCGGCCGCAGCGGCATTATCTGGTAATAGGCTTCGTCTTGCGGCTTCTGATTCATAGGAGTTGACATCTTTTGATGGATCATGCCCGCCGCCGCTTTCCTCAACTTGATCTCCGTAGAAACCGCCTCTAAAATCTGCGCCCTGATTGTAATTCTCAGATACTGCAGCTTGGCCGCCAATTGAATCTGTACCAGTTAAGTATGCGCTTGGGTTACTGGGATTATATCCGCCACCACTGCTTAATACTTGTTCGCCATTATACCCACCGGCAAAACTTGGAGCATAAGCGCCAGTGTAGTTTTGTGGAGCATAAGGATCGTATCCACCATTAGTGGATTCGACTTGACCTGGTACATATCCGCCTCTATTGTCGTATACGGGTGCGTCTGTAGGATTTAGAGCCATAATAAAACCTCTGTGTTATAGTGTATTTATTACCGGAGAAATAGTAGCAGTTAAAGATTGTCCGCATAAATAGGTTGTATAGTGCAATGCTATTATGTTATACTAATTAAAAGGAACCAAACACTGTGGCTCGTAAAATTAATTATCTCAACAACAAAGACATATTAAAAGAAATAGCAAAAAGTAAATTAGCATATTGTAGCTTCATTAATAAAGAAGTAACCGTATACGATGCTATTGTATCAAATGTTAGTGCAATAAACAAAAAATCCGTAGCAGAAGCAAGAGCAACACGTGCAACTAGGTTAGCTAAAGAAGCACAAGAAGCCGAGCTTTTATTAGGTAACAAACGCAAATTAGACGAATTTGCAATTCCTGTGGAAAATATTCCAGTAACTGATATTGTATTCCGTGTCATGACATGGGAACATATACCTATCGACGAAGTTAAACAGAAAAAATCCGATGCCAAAGCTCAAGAAGCTTACGATGAGGATTTATTTGAAACTGAATATGATGAACCGGCAGTTAAGGTCAAAGGTGCTACTAAGTACGTTAAACTAAACTTTCCCCCATTCTTTCATTATTCAGTAACTGAAGAATTAACTCCTGTTATAGTAGGCAAGAGTCACTGGAAGGGCGATTTAGAAACTGGTAAATTCAGTAGAGATCACGGTCAGATGACTGCTAAGTTAGCTCATATGTTTGTTAAGCTATGTGAACGTTATGCTACTCGTAGTAACTGGCGTGGGTACACCTACAATGACGAAATGCGCAGTCAGGCATTATTACAACTAAGTCAAATTGGCCTACAGTTTGACGAAAGTAAATCAGACAATCCGTTTGCCTATTACACAGCAGCTATCACTAACAGCTTCACCCGTGTGCTAAACATCGAAAAGCGTAATCAAAACATTCGTGATGACATCTTAGAGATGAATAACTTTGCACCTAGTTATACTAGACAGAATCAAGGCGGTGGTTCGTGGGGTGGTGGCGGACACGGAGCAGATGAGTAAAATCATTGAGTTGCATCAACTAATACCAGAAACGCCTCCGGCAAATTTTTGTATTGCACCCTTTCAAAGTATTAGGCAGAACCCATACGGGCGTAATAGCCCGTGTGCGTTTGGTGCTGGCGAATGGCATCACGGTGACCTAACTCCAGAACAACGATGGGACAGTGCAGAACTAAATCAACTTAGGGCAGAATTTATCAACGGTGATCGTCCAAGTGCCTGTCACCGTTGTTGGGCCGAAGAAGATTCTGGTAAGAAAAGTCTACGTCAGCGACAAATTGAATATTTCCCTAACGATTATGAGGACTTTATTCGTAGTGGTAAATGGCAACAAGGGCCTAAAACAGCAGTATTTAAAAGTAGTAATGTATGTAATTTAGCCTGTAGAAGTTGCGGAGGGTGGGATACTAATTCATATACACCCGAAGGATTATATTATCTTGAAAAATATAAGACTGAAGAGCGATCCAATGGTAAAATTGAACAATGGAATAAATTCATCCCTAAGCTGCCACCTAAGCACATGGATTTTAGTCAGTACTATAGTATTGCCCATAATTTAGAAAAAATTGACTTCTTTGGTGGTGATCCGTTCTTGAATACCACGCAGTTAGATCTATTAGAGTACCTGGTTCAGCAGGGATTAAGCAAGAACATTACTTTGTATTATAGTACCAATTGTACCAATCATCCAACTGAACGATTAAAACGTGCTTGGAATAATTTCAAACGTATTGAAATTGCTATGAGTATCGACGGGCTTGAACAAGAATTTGAGTATCTGCGATGGCCAGGTAAATGGGACGAAATGAATCTAGTTGCTGATCATATACTGGGACTTAAAGGTACCATGGATTGCGAAATTTATACCATGGGCTCACTTACTGTTAGTGTATTAAATGCAGGATCCATTGATCGATTGACTGCATGGGTTGAAGATAAAATTGGACCTTATTATATTAACATGGTTAACAGTCCGGCTTGGTTAGCAGTACACATTGCACCCGAATCAGTCAAGACTGCTTTAATAGCACAGACAAATAATACAGAGTTGCTCGGTTATTTGACTTTACAAGAACATAATCCTATGTTATGGAAACAATTTGTAATATGGACTAAACGGCAGGACTTATATCGTGAGCAGAAGTTCGCCGATGCATTTCCGGAATATTTTAAATTAATACAACCTTATTGGGATCCTATTACAGATTTAAGCGAGGATAATTTTCATTCCAACAGGTAATTTGGCTAACTTTCACTAGACAACTTAAGGTTATTTCACGTATACTAATTATATGACAAATTTATTTAAAAAAGCAGCAATTCTGACTGACATACATTTTGGCTTAAAGTCAAATAGTCAAACACACAACGATGATTGTTTAAACTTTGTTAAGTGGTTTATTAGCAAAGCTAAAGAAGAAGGTTGTGATGTTTGCTTTATGTTAGGTGATTGGCACAATAACCGCGCGGCAATTAATATCATTACGTTAAACTACAGCCTAACAGCACTTGAGTTGTTGGGCCGAGCCTTTGAGCGTGTTATATTCATTCCAGGCAATCATGATTTATATTATCGTGACAAGCGTGATATACAGTCAGCTGAGTGGGCTAGACACATTCCTAACATTGAAATTATCAATGACTTCTATCAAGAAGGTGATGTTAGTATCGTGCCATGGTTAGTAGGCGATGATCATAAGAAGATTCCTAAGATCAATGCCAAGTATATGTTTGGGCATTTTGAATTACCAGGCTATTACATGAATGCTATGGTACAGATGCCAGAACACGGTGAGATTAGACGTGAAGACTTCGGGCACATTGATCATGTATACAGTGGGCATTTTCATAAACGTCAAACAGGTAAGAATATTACCTATGTAGGCAATGCGTTTCCGCACAACTATGCAGATGCAGGTGACGATGAACGTGGCATGATGATATTAGAGTGGGGCAATGAGCCAACGTTTCATGCTTGGCCGGATCAGCCCAAGTATCGTGTTTATAGCCTAAGTAATATTTTAAAAACACCAGAAACACTACTACAAAAAGGCATGCACTGTCGTGTAAACATCGACGTGGATATTTCGTACGAAGAAGCAACGTTTATTAAAGAAACATTCGTAGGTACGTATAATCTACGTGAACTTACATTAATCCCAGTCAAGCATACTGACATTGGCACAGATATTATGTTAGGTAATATTCAATTTGAAAGTATCGATACTATTGTAACTAGTCAACTAACAGCTATTAACAGTGATCATTATAATCCTAACTTATTGTTAGACATCTACAGGAATCTATGAGGTTCTGCACCGATAGTAACGACATTATTTGTATAAGTTACCCTTCTGGTGGGTTTGGAAATTTTCTATACTATATATTAAGTGAATTTGCAGACCAAACAGTTAAATTATCAAATAACGAATTAACTTTTAGTCAAGACGGAAACAGTCATAGTATTGTAATGTATACCAATACGTATTTTATGGATCCGACTGAATACCAACTGCACTGCGACATTGACCCAAAGAATAATAAAGTAGTAGTCCTGTGCGACAATGGGATCAATAACGACTGTTACGATAAAATAAACTTAACATTTCCAAATGCTAAGATTGTACGCATAGTAATCGACCCTGCTGTTAGACCTATAATATATCAAACCTGCATAATCAAAGCTGTATGTCAGGATCTTAATGCCAATCACAGCGAACATGTACAAAACAATTGGTCCGATGCCGCAGAAGATTATGCTCAGCGAGAAGATTTTACTTTAATGTATCACAACTGGTCATATGGTTGGGAGCCAACTGAATCAACGATCAATTTGAGTTTTGAACAGTTGTTAATATCGCCAATTAATACTATAAAAAAATTAATCAACCAGTTGGGTATGAAACTAATCAATGAAGATAGGTTAACATTAGTGTTAGCCGATTGGTTTACAGCTAATTCAAAATATTTTAGTGTATACTTTCATGCCAATTTAATTTTATCTGCATTGGAAAATAACAAAAATATTGATATATCTCATATAGTTGATCTACACGAACAGGGATATATTAACTATTGTATAGAAAAACGATATAATATTGAAATTCCAGTATATGACTATCGCAATTGGTTTCAGTCTACTGAACAAATACAACAAGCAATTATTAAAATAAATGAAAAAAACCTTATTAGCAATTAGTGACGGCAATGGAGTCGACAACGACTTTAAAAAATGGCCAACGTTATTACAGTTAATGACGTCGGATTCATTACAGATTAAAAATAAATCTGTAATCGGTGCTAGTAATGAGTTGATATTAATGCAGGTTGCAGAATCAATTGAAACTGAAAATATCGACTGTGCAATTATTCAATGGACTATACCCGCACGAATTGATTTAGTAGCTGATGAATTTTGGCAAGAGCAGGCAAAGATCGATCCTGTGTATCATTTTAATATTGTGCAATCTAATAATCAAGATTGGTGGGTTACTAGTTCCAGCAACAATCAATATATAAAAGAATATCATAATAGATATATTAAAGAATGGCAAGCAACTCAGCGCAGTCAATCGTATATGTTAGCCGCATCAACTCTATTAAAAAATAAAAATATACCTTTTGTGTTTACTCTAGCATATGACTTTAATTTCGACGGTCCGATGGCCATTGCTGTTAAAAATTTACCTTGGATAGACCAAGATTTAAGTAGCTTTAGATTAATTAGCACGTACAAAGACCTTGACTCTGGATTGGCACAGCCGCATTCTGCTGTACAACTTGAATGGTTAGATACCATAGTCAAACCTAACTGTGATTTCATTGACTATGATCCTAAAAGGTATTATAATATACAAAAGCACCTGACAAAATAAATGATGAGAAATTATGACATTTAAAATAAAAAATCTTACAGTCAAGAACTTCATGAGTGTTGGTAATGCAACACAAGCTGTGGACTTTGACCGCAACGACCTGACATTAGTATTAGGTGTTAACGTTGACTTAGGCGGCGATGATAGTGGCGCACGTAATGGCACTGGTAAAACAACTATTATCAATGCCTTAAGCTACAGTCTGTTTGGGCAGGCATTAACCAATATCAAACGTGATAATTTAATTAACAAAACTAACGGTAAGAACATGTTGGTTACTGTTGAATTTGAACATAACGGGCAAGACTATAAGATTGAACGTGGTCGTAAGCCAAACATAATGAAGTTTTATGTAGGTGATGAAGAAAAAGAAATTACCGACGAAAGTCAAGGCGATAGTAGAGAAACACAGGCTGAAATTGAACGTTTGTTAAGCATGTCGCACAATATGTTCAAACACATTGTTGCGCTTAATACCTACACCGAACCATTCCTTAGTCTTAAATCTAACGACCAACGTGAAATTATTGAACAGCTACTTGGTATCACTGTCTTAAGTGAAAAGGCAGAAAAACTTAAAGAGTTGGGTCGTGCTACTAAGGATGCAATACAGCAAGAAGAGTTCAATATTAAGGCTATAACCGACGCAAATGGTCGTATTCAAGAGCAAATTGACAGCTTAAAACGCCGGCAAACTATGTGGACTACCAAGCATGCAGATGACACAGTAAAACTACAAAATGCCCTTACAGAACTACGTAAAATTGATATTGAACAAGAGCTAGCGGCACACACTGCGCTTACTGCTTACAACCAACAGCGTAAAGACTTAGATGATTTGACCAAGGCCATTTTGCGTAGCGAAGCAGATATTGCCCGTGAACAAAAGACTATAGATAAAGTTACTAAAGAAATTGCCGACCTCGAAGCACATACTTGTTATGCTTGCGGTCAACATTTTCACGATAGCAAACACGAAGAAGTGTTAGCGGCTAAACGTACATCACTCGAAACTGCTACTACACAGTACCAAACTGATCAAACACAATTAACGGCGCTGATAGGTGCTAAAACAGAAATTGGTCCTCTTGGTGCGCAACCTCGAGTATATTACGATAAAGAAGCAGATGCGTTTCATCACAAGGGTTCTATTACTAGTTTAGAAACACAGTTGGCCGCTAAGGCTACAGAAGTTGATCCATATGATGAACAAATCGAAGAAATGACACAGACTGCATTAGTAGAAACTGATTATACTACTATGAACGAGCTAGTTAAGTTAAAAGAACATCAAGACTTCTTGTTGAAACTATTAACTAACAAAGATAGCTTTATTCGTAAACGTATTATTGATCAAAACTTGTCGCATTTAAACGCACGCCTAAGTCAATACTTAGATCGTATAGGATTGCCACATACAGTAACATTCTTAAACGATTTAAGTGTAGAAATTACAGAGTTAGGCCGTGAACTAGACTTTGATAACTTATCACGTGGTGAACGCAATCGCTTGATATTAAGTTTATCGTGGGCATTCCGTGATGTCTGGGAAAGTTTATACAATCCTATTAACTTATTATTCATTGATGAGCTTATTGACAGCGGC